CTGGACATGTCAACCGAGCCTGTAAAGGAATGTAATATTTGAAATATTTATGGTCAGCCACCGAAACATTTGGAAGATCCAAACCATTTAAATATATTTTACATTCTTTCAATCGTTCAAAACGATATCTACTATCAATCAAATTGATTCCATCAGAAACATATTTGTCTGTATATTCTTGAATGAATAATGGATCACCGGAACTCACCTCAATTGGCAATTTATATTCATATTTCTTCCTTCTCAAAAACCAATGAATAGCTTTAACTGGAATACTAGGAACCAAGTTTGTTCTAATAGTTGGATCACCCAAACTAGTCTCAATAGTAGGATTTTTAAACACAAGATTGGCCAATAAATCATACTTTTTTCTCAAGTAAAACAAACGATCTTCGGGTGAAAGTGTAATTTCTTCAGTGATAATTTTAAAATTATCCAAAGTTGGAAATTCAAAATCTGTCACTCTTATAAACTTTGGTTCAGATTTAGCAAAAGATGTTTTGGGTTTGCTAAAAAACCAGATAGGATTGAATTCTATTTCAAGAATAATTTTTTGTTTATACATTGCACATAATGGGAGATATGGTTTATTTGGTTTATTTACATCGTATTCTGATTTTGCATACTTTCTTGAAAAGAAAAAACGCAAAGGAATAAGTGTTGTAATAGTAGAAAGGGCACCAGCAGCGTTTTTTATAGATTCCTCCTCGTTTCTTTTCCAAGATATAGGGTGCATCATTCTATTTAACAAATAATCATTTGCAGATTTTTCACTTGTCTCCAAATACATTTCATTATAAATAACCTGCCAGTCATCGTAAATCTTTTCAACTTCAAGACCATCAACTTTGAATGCAATAGATTTAAATAAACTATTACCAACATACCGACTATAAATACATCTTGGAAGCTCCACTGATAAATACATATTAGCAAGTAAATCACCCATAGATTGTGGATTTAAAGTTACTTTGACTACATTACCCTCCTGTCCAAATGGCCAATACTTTTGTTTTGTTTTATTATCAATTTTTGTACTCCTATAAAAACGAGTGTAATCTGTATGTCGTATCTCTTCATATTTAAAAAGTGATTTCTCAATATTTTCTTCAACTAGGTGAACATCTTGTCCACCAATGGCGTTTAGTGCTATGACACCAGCTGTACTTGGTCCGTACACGTCACACATAGTCTAGTATAAGTTGTTATTTTTAATTTCTTTAATAATCATATGGTTGAGCCTAAACAATCTCAATGGTGTTCCAAACAAGAAGCACTCGTATATAAATGGGCTGAAAGAGCCGCAGGATACAGATGGCTTCACAACAATGCTAGAATTAGGCTTAAAAAAATATCAAACCGACTAACCCTACCAAGTATTATCATATCAAGTATAACAGGGGTCGGTGGTTTTGCTGTATTAAGTCCAGATGAACCAGAACCAGATAAAAGGTTGACGATTATTCTATTCCAATACTTTTTTGCCACACTAAACATTATAAGTGGCATACTTACATCCATCGCGAAATTCAGTCAAAGTCAAAAACTTTCTGAGGCACACTCCTTCATGTGTATTCAATACGCAAAATTCTACAGAAGTATTGATTTAGAACTCTCCCTTGACCCAAAAGATAGAGTGTCAGTCTTAGATTTTGTCAATAAATGTAAAGAAGAGTATGATAGACTACTCTCAGAATCTCCAGATATACCAACAGAAAGTATTGAAGATTTCAATAAAGAATTCCCAAATAAAGTAAATAAACCAGATATTTGTAATGGTCTAAGTGTAATAGATGTCTGTAAATTTGAACCAGGTGAAAGTATAAAAACTAAACCATCTCTAGTTCTATCACCTGGTTTAAGTATGGGTCCAACTGGAAGAGCGAACATGGAATCAGGTAAAGTATTAGACCAATTATAACTTAAAGCGAATGATATAGTATAATATGGGAAGCAGGAAGCTCTCCCGAACTCAAATTGAAGCTCCTATAGTGAATTGGTTATCACATAGTCCTTATAATAGCTTAAATTATGCTTAAATATGAGTAAAATCATATATATGGAAGACTAAATGCTGGGATCAATACCCAGTAGGAGTAACTTACTTTTTAGATATGTAGCCCATATGTAAAAAGTAATTGATTAATTAAAATTATAATTTATTGAACTGTACACCCTTTAGAATTTGGTGCTCGTTTTCTATTATTTATATAGTTTCTATTTAATAAATTCATTATATATGGAGAAACATTCTTTCTATTAGCCATATTTAATAACCTTCTTTTATAATTGTTATACATGTTTCCATTTGGAGTATCAGTTGAACTTATAATAGTCATTATTTTAGTTTGTAATAATCCCATGACATCGTTAATATACATGTTCACATTTGTTCCTTTAGCCAAATCTCCAACCATTCCATGTATTTCATTCATACAAGCCATAATTAATAAATATTGACCATAAGTAATTTGAGTAATTAATTTAAATTCATTTCTTTGAGTATTATTATTACTACCTATATAATAAGGAAACCAATCTTTATCATTTATTCTCATCATTAGATCAAAATGAAAATCTTTTATTTCTCCTTTTATATGTTTAAAAAATAGTATGTCATACATTGTTTTGTTTTCTCCATAGTATTTCATTATTTGTTTTCTTTCAAATCTAAATCTCTTACTATCAAAATTATTAATTATTTTTTTATTAAAATTTTTATAAATATTATTTTTATTTTTATTGTGATATGGTATTACATATTTTTTAGTTATTGGTAATGCAGTCCTAGGTGATAAAGGAAATCTAGATTTTTCTATGAGTTTATTTAAATATTCCTTTTCGTAAACATATTTTATATTACCTTTATCAAGTATTGTATCAGTTAATATAAAAACTGGATTATTTAATTTATTTATATTTTTAACATTAAATGGTTTGTTTATATTTTTGTTTTTATTATTTGACATAAATTTTTCCATTAATTTTGACAATTCATTTGGTTTGAGATTACGACTCAACTTTTCTTTTTCTTTTTTTAGTGCGGCTAAATATTTTTTTGTTCCTGGACTACCTGGAGGAGTTCTTAAAGAATTGTTGTTTTGGTTTTCCATCCTTAATTAATACTGTCAAAAAAATAATAACCAGGAATAATAAAATGAAATTGACTAAATCATTTAGTTTTGAAAATGCGTTACATTTTGCTAAATTATCTGAACTTGCATACGAAAAATCAGAAGAAACCTTCAAGAAAGAAACCAAGCCAATGGGTTACAAAAATATCAAATACTTTGATGTATATGGAGCAGAATGCTTTGGGTTAGAAGCAGACGAGCACATTGTTCTGACTTTTCGTGGAACAGAGGCAACAACAAAAAATGATGTGTGTGCTGATTTAAATATTTTACTCAGACCTGATTATGATGGATTACAAAAGGGTAGAGTTCATAGTGGTTTTAGGGATGAAGTTGATACTCTTTGGCCTGACATCACAGATTGGCTCAAAACAATAAGAACAAAACAAATTTATACTTGTGGACACTCATTAGGTGGTGCAATGAGTGGCATTGCTGCGAGTAGATTACCTGGTGCTATTTGTTACAATTACGGGTGCCCTAGAATTGGAACAAATAAGTGGAGAAAGGCTTTTGAAGAAAATCACAAAATGTTTAGGTTTGTAAATGATAGAGATATAGTTCCAAGAATACCACCAACTTGGATGCGTTATAGACACACTGGTGATTTATTCTTTATTGACAAGAAAGGAAAAATTTTAGAAAATCCAAACAAATTTAAACAATTTACAACTGGTCTCACAAATATGTGTATGAATCCACTCAGAATAACACAAGGTATTTCAGACCACTCTATGAAAGATTATGTTAAATTTATAAGTGATTGGGTTGAAAGAAAATAATATTATTATATCATAGATGAGTAACATAAAAACTGCAAAAAATTTAATGAAAGGGGTTTTTGAAATGCATGGAAAAAAAATAAATAATATATATTCATTAAAAAAATTAAAAAATAAAATTGTCTCAATTATTCCAAAAATTTCAAATCAAGAAATTAGACGTGATCTAAGAAAATCAAGAGAATACTTATCACTAAAAATTAGAAAGACTAAATTGAGGTTGAATGGTAGAACAAATAATGTTTCAAGCATAATAAGAAGACTCGTTAAAATACAAAAAACCAAAACTAATAATGTAGAAGAACTTGAAAAATTATTAAATGAAAAAAATAAAATAAAAAATATTCTTATGAAAAATTATAATTATACTAATAATAGTTTTGAAAATCTTCTTAAAAATATAAAAAATATGGGGGCTAATGATACAAATAGTGCATATTTGTCATTTTTAGTTATAAAAGAGGAATTTAATAGTAAAAAAGGTGAAAAAGTTACAATAAATAATTTAGAAATACAAAGAGAAAAGCTTAGAAAATTAAAGGAATATATGCCACAAAATAAAATATCTGAATTTTCAGATTTATTAAAATGTATTACGGATAAAATAAGTGGTGCTAAAAAAGTTATTAAAAGGAAACAAATTAACAATAACAATAATATGAACAATAACACGAATGCAATAGGTATGTTGTTAGAACAAGAGTTCAAGAAAAATAATCCAAATATTAATAGAATACCATCTTCTTCTATTAAGCAATTAAAACCAGGTAAATATAAAATCACAAAAAATAATATTACTAAAATGTAAATGGGACGAGCTATAACTACAGTTTTTCCAGAGGCGATAATTGTTGGTTTATTGAGTTATGTTGGGTATTATATGCTAAAAGCTTCGGGTGCGTCTATTGCACTTTCTAGTTTCCTTGTTGGATTTTTGTTGCACTTGTTGTTTGAATATTCACCTTTTGGAAACATAAATGAAATATGGTGTCGTGCGACATTTAAATAAGTTCAACTGGATAGTATTTCATACTGTCGTGTTGGTTCAAGGCCGATTGAACGGCAGGACATGGAATGCTTACAGAAACACATTGCATCAAAAACATACGAGCATCGTGTTCAGTATCATTTAAAATATCATAAAGTTCATGTTGGGACTTTCTAAACATATCACACTTAATTGAAGAGCCCATTGATAAATAATCATATGCGTGCTTAATTGGGATAGGCTTACTTCGAAGAATACTAATTCCTTCCAGTATAACGGTGGCAAAGACGAAACGAAGTGCGTTTCTCGCAACCTGCTCGTTATAGTGTGAATTCGTTGAAGACTGCATTGCAATATATTTTCTGTAATTTGTGAAATCCACAAATTCATTAGAAGAATTAATTACAGGACATGGAATTTTAGATTCAAAAGAAAATTCCTTAAATCTTTGATCGTTAATCATTTGAGTGGTGGCATTGAAAGTTCTCACAACTCTACCATCAATATCAGAACCATAACAACTTTTGATAAAATCAATCATTTTAGATGATTCATAACTCCCATAAGAAAATACATCATGAAGTCCTTGAATCATTGTATCATTCATTGCATTTTGAATCATCATAACATATTGAGAAGTTTCTGCCTTTTCACCAGTATAAGTGCAAGTGTGAAATGCATCAGCCAAAAAAGGGAGTTCGTTATTGAATACATCCCTATTTCCACTAAAAATAGCACAGGCGTCAGATACTGCTCCAGAGATATACTTAATTTTTCTTTGTTTGAAAATATTTTCCTTCAAACGAATATTTTTGTAATAGTCGCGAGAAAGGTCAATAAAAGTATCTCCCTTTTGGAGGTTTGTAGAAATGTTTTGAAGATACAAAGTTGAATCTTCAGTGGATACGATAGTTCTGGGAGTTTTCATATCCTTCACATAATTAACAAAGTTCGGATTTCTGTTTGCAGTGATAAAAGGAACATTGTTCTTCTTATTCAGTTTAAACAGGACTTGCCTGGTAATCAAATCAGAACCAACAATAGCGTGAGACATTTCAGTTTGTATATATTTTCATTACAAACTAAAGCTTTATACGACTTCTAAGTCTTCCCAACTCTTTAAGGAAAAGTCAGCATATTCATATTCTTCATACCATGGATAAACTGGATCATTTGTAAAATTGTATGGTTTTATACCTGCCCTTGCACTTTCCAAACACACTTTAGAATCATCATCAATCATTGTGTCAATATTTAGAGAACGGAAAATATCAACTTTAGAAACTTCGTGGTGAGTATAACTGTTTGTCAATACAACATCATCAAAAATACCTGGATAATGTTTTTCAATCCAGTCTTCGGTTCTTTGTCTTACATAATATTGTCTTCCAGAGACAATATAAAGTTTTGAACATTTATTTCTCAATTCCAAAAGTTTTTCTTGAGAACCTTTCATTGGTTCCAAATCATGGAACTCTTGGGAATTATAAAAATCAATAACCATTATCTTTGAACGAGCCTCGGTTATGTCAAATATGTTCCTATAGACATATCTAAACTTTTTATATGGCAGTTCCATCTTGTGGAACTTTGCCATGTTTGGAAGAAAATGAAGAAGGGTCTCATCTATATCTACAGCAACTCGGTTCATGTTGCTAAATTATATTCTCTACTCTTTAATAATGACATTCGCAGTTGTTGATTATGAAAGAATGAAGAGACTTCAACCTCCACCCAGGGCTATAAAGTTTGATTTAAATACTCTTAGTGTTATTATTATAATACTTATGTCTATGTATCTCTATAAAAGATATGTCACAATTAAGCAATCTCGTGAACAATTCCATGTTTAATACATTCAGCTGAATCAATGAAGACATCTCTTTTCATCATTTTTTTAAATATTTTATCGGGTATTTTAGTTTTTTTTCGATAAACTGTTTCAATTCTCTTCATAAACTTAGAACAATTGTCACACTCAGCCTTGAGTTCTTGGAATTTTCCCCAAAACTGACCAGTTGTTATTTGGTGAATCAAAACAAATGCATCTTTACCCATGCGACGCTCATGACCAGCAAGCAAAAGGAAAGTTGCTGCACTGCAACAACTTCCTTGAACCTCTGTTATTACCTTCACACGGGATTTTTCAATAATGTTCATAGCAGCGATTCCAGAAAACAAATCACCACCACCACTGTTAATGGTAATTTTAATACATGGCTTAGCACACGGATTATCCACATACCTTTTCAATGTTTCATTTTCAAGTTTTTTAAACGCTTCCAAAAAATCTAAAATAGATTCTTCAGTAATGTCACTAAAAAACAATATTTCATTTCCAATAACCCTAGGGGAAAGAACAACTGTTTCTTCTAATTCTTCAGACATTTCTTAATGTTATTCACGTCCCTTTGCTTTAATTTATTTTGTATACAAATATGATTAATAATATCAAAATCTTGAGGTGTAATATCATATTCTTTTAATAGTTCTACGTTTCCTTCTTTAGCATAAATTTTGAGAAGATGTAAATATTCTTTATGCATACCAACTGGTCCTTTTTGTAATATTTCTGCAATTTTTCTTCTTCGCATCTTTTGGTTTCCTGCTTTAGACCAAGAACTCCCAGCTCTTATTTTGTCCTTTTCTAGGGGGGTTCCAAAATAAAATTTAGGAATTGAAACAACTTCATTCACAAAATATTTCATTGAATCCCAATTTCCATCGTATATGGAAAAATCATATGAATCAGCACAGGAAAGAGAATTCATTATTTTAGCCATATTACATCCCTCTGAATCTAAATAATTTTCATGAATTGTAGACCAAAAATTACCATGTTCTTGTAAACTTTCTCTAACTTTTATGTCATCATTTTGACATAAAACATCTGCTATATATTCTTTTGTTGTAAAGAATTTATCTTTTTCATATTTTAAAAAATCTTTGTAAGTGAAAAAATCTCTGATATTACCATCACACTTTTCTGCAACAGATGTATAATCTTTTGTATTATTAGTGAGAGATAATAGTTCTTCTATAGTTGGTTTATCTATTATAATATTTTCAAACCCTGGAATTAAATGAAATTTTTGAGATTCCACAATAAATGAACCGTTTGTTTTCTTATGACCATCACTTACTTCATCAACTATTTTTTTAAAAACTAAATCATCTTCATAATTATCTATAAATATATGTGAAACTCCATTTCCACATAAATAATAAAATCTAGTGGTAGTTGAATCCAAATCTAAAAACTTTGTTCCCTCTAGAACACTTCTAATTAAATGTGTTTTACCTACACCAAGTGCTCCACTTACAAACACATTTTTGTTTTCCTTAACGATTTGTTCTAACTTTTCTCTTGCCTTTGAATGCAGAGTATTTTGTGGCATTTTTTTATCGCACTTTAAATTAATGAACCGATCCATGGATGAAATTACAAATCAGGCAATAGATATGGCGTTAAAGAGCGAGTCTTTAAATGATAAAGTTCTTAAACCTTTAAGAAAGAAAATAATGCCATATCTCGCGTGTTTTGTCGCATTCAATATTATATTATTGGTATTGCTTATCTATATTCTTAATCTTCTTTGGGGGATTCTTCGGTGACTGGTTCAGATGGTGCATCCTCAACGGGAACTGATGTCTCTTCAACTGGGACTTGTGGTTCTTCAGTCACAATCTCAGAAAGTTCTACACCAGACATTCTCTCAGTCTTTGCTTTAAAGTCCTTCATCACCTTGCTTTGAAGAGAAACAAATCCTGTTTTCTTCAAATCTTCTAATTCTTCCTTAACTGACTTAGCGGTGCTTGGTTGTTGAGAAGCTGGTGCAAATTCACTAACTTTAAAACCTGTTCTTTTTTTCAACTCACCCCCCAATGCACGAGTGATGTCATCTTTCATTCTACCTTCGTTAAATATTTGCTTAGCTTTCATGGAAGTTTCCAAAATAGCCTTGTATGGTTCAATTGGTTGGATATGCATAATCTCTGGTTTGAAAATCTTGGAATTTTTGAATTCCTTCTCGAATTCATCTAAGATGGGTGTTGGTATTGGTGGTGACTGTTCTATCAAACGGTCATATTCCGCGCGCATCAATTCTACCATATCACGACCATCCATGGAACGCTCACTCAAGGGGAGAGCTAATTCCAAACGAATAGTTCTTGACAATTTACCATAAGATTGGGAAGCAACACGGTGGCTTTCCATCAATTCGTTAATCTTCAAAAACTGCATGATAGTGGCAATGAGACCTGCAATAAGGTTCATACCACCTATAATAGAAGGCACCATAGGTCTAATACTTTCAGGAAATTGTTCTTGTGCGAAATTCGCTGTCCCTGTAATTGTTGATAGAACAATAACGGGCAATGTAAAACGCATTGATGATTTTTTATACAAGAGGAAAGCTCTGTAGTTCATGAACCTATAACACGCAGCAGCTTCACCCCAAACACGCAATATATTTTCTTGTGCCTTATACCACTCTCTTGTTCGGGCGGCAACTTTTTTTTCTTGCTCCATTCTTTTCTGAGTTATAATAAATGAACATTATTTTCTTCATTCATTTAATTATTCTTCTAATTGGAATACTTATACCATTTGTGGGACAGCCGAGACAATTAAGAGCTTTTTCAATCGTTATGGTTATTATATTTTTCCATTGGATGATGAATGATGATACTTGTGCTTTAACACAGTTGGAGGCAAAAATAACTGGTAAAGATCCTTCACAAACTTTTACTTCAAAAATAATTAGTCCAATTTACAAACTTGATAACAATAAATCAAAAGAATTAATTAAAACTATTTTTTTCCTCCTTTGGATGTTCACCCAATGGAGGCTCGGTAGGCTTCGTATAAAGGAATTCGCTGAAAACTGATCTTTCAACCAAATCATTTCTTTTAAATAATTGTGTATTCTTATGATTTTGAAATATAATCATACAAATTGCATCTGCTATATCATGCTTTCTGTCTAATTTCATATAATATTCATCTTGTTTCATATATGGATATGCAATCTTTTCGGTGTATTCTTTCCTACTTTCATAGTCCAAATGTCCAAAACCAAAAAATGAATGCATTGCATTTGGTGAAACTAAAATTGATTTGTTTCTATATATATAATTAATGAGACATTCAATATTTGTAAATCCACCAGGTGGTTGTCTTTCTATAACAATTTGATCTGCTTGGTCAAATAAATATTTATGTTGATCCAACATTAATGGAACTAAATCAACTATGTCATTAGAATTAATATATTTATAATCTTCTAATGAAACTTTTTTAGCATAAATTATATCAATGTCAGTTTTACTACATTCAGCTAAAACTAAAGCTAAGTTATGATATCCTATATCTATGCCTAATATATTCATACCTATTTAAAGAACAATTATTTTCTTTAAGGCACCAAACACTCCTAAAACATCAAAAGCTAAATATTTGAAATACAGCGATATAAAAAAACATAAACCCAAAAAAACAAAAAAATAAAATCTTATATAATTTAAATGAATAAGAGTGATAAACAACAACTTGCAATCATTGTGCTTATTTTTATTTTGGTTGTTGCATTGTCAATAATTATATATATGACCAGAACATTTACAAGAGAAACTGTAAAAATTGTTCCAATGCCAATTCAAACTCAGGAACCAAGACCAAGGTTTGAACCGGGTTTTACAAAAGATAGACCAGATACTAGGAATACACCAGAGTTCCGAGGGCCACCATTGAAACACTACAAACCAGGTCAAGTTCAACAAGTTGGTATTTTATTTGACACATTAACAAAGGATACTCTTCCCTTATTTGGAAAAGAAACACCCTATCGTCGTGATAGTTATATGTATTATGCTACAGACAATGGATCCCTAGGTTCCAACGCAATGATGTCTTTACCCCTTGTGATTAATGGCCGCGACTGTGATGATCAACATGTTGGATGTAATGAACTTTATGGTGGTGAAACGGTTTCAGTGTTTGGTAAAGATAATCAATACGAAGCCAAAATTTATCGCACAGAAAACTTTTATTAAGTGAACTTTTTCTTATTCAACTTAATTGTTTTTGATTCAACTTTATTATTTGGATGAACATTAGTTTTTTTTGGCTTTCCAAATTTACTTATCATTTCTTGTATTTCTTGTCTTTGCTTCTCTACACTTTTTCTAGTCTTTTTTACAGGACTCTTACGGAGGTTTGTTAAATTTAACCAATAATTATTATTATTCATTTTATAATAATTAAATATTTTTTTATTATAAAATGTGGATGGTATATCATTACACTTGGTGTCCATTTTGTAAAGCCGCAATAAAAATGTTGAAAGACAAAAATCAAAAAGTAAAAATGATAAATATTGATAATTACGGTGGAAAAGATAGAGTCATTAAAAATTTAAAAAATACAGGTCTCATATCTGAAAAAAATAAACACAACACAGCGCCAATTATATTTAAGAACTATAAATTTGTCGGGGGTCTCAGAGAGCTAAAAAAATTATATAAATAAATAGTAGATGTCTTCAAGTACAGGCAGTGAAATTAATAAATTACTAAAAGAGGTTGATTTTACTAAAATATCACAACCATCTACTAGTTTATCACCGGGTCATAGATCAAAAAGACCTAAATTTCCAGAGTCTTCTCCTACTAGAAGCACTGCCCGTTCTAAAAAAATGAAATCACCTGGACCACCAACTATAAATACAACCCCTGCACGCGAAACAAAAAACATAAAGAAACCCTTTGTTCAAAAATACAGTCGTCATAGAACTGGAACTAAGACCAATGAAATACCAAGTTGGTTAGAAAATATTTTTAATAAAAAGTGATATTAAACTTTTTGGTCATTAATTTTTTGGCGCCATTCATAGATGGAATACTCCAAATGAGCCAACGAGACCAAAAACCCGCAGTTTTTATTCCTGAAGGCTTCCAATTTTCAAGGTGTGAATTGGAAACATTCAATAAACTATTGAGAACGCGTTTTGGGTTCTTTTCTTTTTTGAGGGACGCTGAGATGTATGGCGATGCTCCATGTCTTATGAGATATGAACGCATTCTGAGAGGGTTCTTGTGAAGTGTGAAATCACTGTATCCCTTACCACCAAAATCAACCGTATCTCCATCTTCAAAAATTACACGATATTTCTTTTTAGGATTAGGACTTTTTATGAGTTTAACTCTCATACCTATTTTATTACAACATTAAATTCTGAAAAACAAAACATCTATTGAATATACAATTATATATGTTAATGAAACAATGAGTGAATACAACTCTTTGAACATGAGTGCAAAACTTAATAGACCCCAAGAAAACATGTAATTTATGGAAAATGTAATGGGTGCATATTCTCCGTTCATTGACAATCCAACTCCTAGGGATAGTGCCAAGTGAAAAAATGAGAGGTATGAAAAAATAACGAAATGAGCGCACCCCAAGAGTGCAAAAAAATGTATAAGTGTTAATTTAACAGTCCAATTCCAAGCTTCTGGTTTTAAAAATAAACCTCTTGTTGCGGAGCCAGGTCTAGGGATAAGTTCAACGGCTATTTCAACATTCTCATCATAAATGTGTGCCAACGCCAGACTGTTATCAGGATGTCTAACATATCTCCATATATTCATAAGCTATATTATTCTCTTGCTTTTAACTTTCAATGATTTCATTCCCAAGTTGGAATTCTCAATAAATCTAATAACCAATTCAACATTTGTTTATACTCAATCTTAATTTTTAAATAAAGGAAAATTATTTAAAACTTAAGTCTGTTAAGTGCGCTTAAGTGCCTCTCCTTAACCGCTCGGACACCCTGACTTTATATAAAGGTTGTCAAGGACGGGATTCGAACCCGCGAGGTCATCGACCAAAGCATCCCTCAAGTCACTCTCATACATTAATTTCGTTAAACCTTTAAGCCTCCAAATGTTTTCTACATCTGGCAGTATACATGTCTGTATCTCCCACAAGTATGAGGTCTTGGTTTGAAACTGTCCTCACTGTGAATGGACCTAGGGTTCCATTGTTGCACTTGGTGCAGAGTGCTTTTAATTTTTTCACAGTGTCAGCCATTGGTATGCAATCAAGCATTTCTCCAAATTTTCTTTGTTTGTAATCACCGTCTAGACCAGCCATTAAAACATTTTTGTTTTGGAGAAGACATTCTTCTGTAAATGCTTTGAGATTGACAAAGAATTGTGCTTCATCAATTGCAATAACCTCTGCTTGTTGGAAGAGGGGTTCATTGAGGATTGATAATAATGAATTTGTTTTCAAACATTTAAAAGTGACATTATCGTGTGTTTTTAAAACTTCTTCATTTGACCTTGTATCTTGTGAAGAATTAATGACTAATATTTTAGAACCAATTATTTTATATCTTTTTAGTTGTCTTATGAGTTCGGATGTTTTACCCGAAAACATATTACCCATTATTATATCAAGACTCATTTTCCCTCTCTAAATCTATGCTGTTATTTTTAATTTCATCTTCGGGCTGCAGCATTTCTACAACAACATCATAGAGTAAGTTGAGTAATGCACCTTTATAGACTAGAAACCCAAGAAGTGTTGCCGTGTAATCAAAGTCAAACGCAAATGGTGCGTGATTCCATATGGCTTCAAACATAAAATTTCCTACTGGAACAAGTAATTCATTTGGAAATGGTGAAGCTGTTTCAATATTATCTACTCTTCTTGTTAATGTATTCAAGTAAACCATGGACGAAATGGTTCCGAGCATAGCCGAAACACCTTCTTCCGCTCCTTTACATACAAAGTATCCTGAGGTGAGTGCAAATCCATATTGAAAGGTGCTTTTTTTAATTCTTTTTTTTAGAGAATTATAATTTGTTGGAGTTTTACAAACAATGTTCATTACAAATTAATTGTTTTTCATTTTTAAGTTCTCTATAATAAGAATAAAAAGAACCACTTTCTTTTTCTGGATTCTGTTTCTGTTTTAGTTTCTGGTGGTTCAATAAAATGTTCTTGAGGAACTTCTCTAATGCCTTTACTATCTGCTTCTCCATAATGTCTATCAAAAAAACAAGGATAATGTCGTGTGCTATATACACGATTTTTAAACAATAATTTACCATTCATATAAGCTGTAATCATATAAGACCAGGTTCCAACTCTAAGTTTTTTTACCATTCCAGGTAATACTTTAACAGTTTGAATATCATCATGATCTCCATTTTCAAATTCTAACCCAGCATTTGCATTCATTGCACCCAAGTTCATACTACGAAGGAAAGTCCCTTTTCTATCCTTAATATCTAATTCAATAAAATATTTACTTTTGTTATATATTCTAATTGTTTTAGAAGGAATCCATTTTTGTTTAATTATCCCTGGCTGAGTGGAATATACCGCATCTGCGTCGCGAACAATATCTTTGGCACAGCACTTACATACCATTTATTGATACATACATTTTTTAATGAGAATGATGATTTTCATTAAAAAGTGTTGTTAAATCTAAACCCTAATTTAGTGATTAATTTGAGAAGGCAACGCCAGCCATACCGTTT